TGACTGGGCTGGTGCAGATGACGAGTCGCTGATCAATTTTTACCACTTGGTACGCAAAGAAGCTGTGTGGGAATGTATTAAGCAGCTAGAGATAGGTAAGAAGGGCGACCCCTATACAGGTAGTCTGTTTACTTGCGACCACAATGACAACATTGATTACCAAATTGAAGTGCTGAAACAACACTTTGAGCTGGAGTTACCTGAAAAATTTCAAACACATGTACACGCCAGCGACACATCGTCAGAACGTGTTAACAAAACAGAAAAAAGTGAACATGAAGACTGGTATGGGCAGTGGCAATGGCAGTGTGGCTATGAGCGCGGCTGGGATAAGGCAATGGAGCGCAAGCGTGAGTGGGTTGGGCTGTCTGATGAGGACATTTGGCAGTTGCGTCGGGATGGCGCACATGAGGTAAGTGATAAAGACTTTAAGGCCATCGAAGCCAAGCTCAAGGAGAAAAACGATGGATGAATTTAGTGATGGTAAAGCAATTTTTTTAAAACCTGACGCTATTCAGTACGACAAAGATGGCAACGAAATGGCGCACTGGCGGTTTGATGTTCCTGCGCCAAAGCGTGAATGGGTTGGGCTGACGGAGAAAGAAGCGTGGAAGTGTTGGGATTGGGAAGATTTTCAAAGCACATGGAAATCTATCGAAGCCAAACTAAAGGAGAAGAACACATGAGCATCTCAGCAATGAAGCAGGCGTTAGACGTTATCGAAACGTACAGTCCTGAGTACATGCACGGACTGCCAAAAAAACATTACACCAAAGCACTACACCAAGCCATCGCAGAGGCAGAGGCAGAGAAACGCGAGTGGGTTGGGCTGACGGAGCAAGATGTCCATGACGCCTTTCAGTTTACCGAGTTAATAAAGCAGTTGAGTTTTGACAGAGAGCGACCAGAGTGGTGTGAAAACTTTGCGGCTTATCTTGAAGCCAAGCTCAAGGAGAAGAACACATGACTGACGCTAAAAAGGTGCAATTCCTGACCACAAGCGCATGGTTACGTGGGTACGCCGAAACGCTGGATGAAGACAGATACCGGGCGCTTATCCACAAAATGAACCAAGCCGCCGATTTGCTATGCGAAGTTTGGGACGAGTACGAGGCTAAGTTGGGGGTAGAAAATGATTGAACCCTACGTGCCCAAGGTTGACCCAAGAAGTATCTACGCCCGTGCCGCCCACGTTGGTGGGCTAGGCTGGATGCTCAAAGACGCCGCGCACTACGAAGCCCTGATGCGGTTGGTTGACTACGTGCGCGAAGAAGAACGCCGTGCCACTACTGGCGAAGATATTGATGGGAGATGTTGATGTTGGTAAGCACAGATACCGTTTACTGGACAGACGATTTGCCAAGTTTCTGTACGCCGTTATTGCGTGGGTATACCTTGGATAAGGCTTTGTCCGCCATGAACTTATCTCAGCAAGACCGAGACCTTGTGGCTAAGTGCCCATCGTGGAGAGAATATTACGCTAACACATTTGTGGTTCGTGCCCCGATTGACTTTACCCTGTATTCTGATGGACAAGGGAATATGGGTATTAACACCGAATTAGATGAGCCTTGGCGTTCACGTGCGTTTCAGCATCTAACCAAAAACCTGCATCAACTTTTATTACCAGACGTTTTCTTCTCTGACAAACCCATGAAGATTGAGCAAATACGCCCGGTGCTGGTGGGATCCGAAGTGCACAACCACATAGAGATGATTCAGGGTTCTTTTGATATAGGTCGTTGGTTTAGGGCTATGGCTTTTGGGTTTAGGGTTAAAGAAAACGAGCAAACAGTCATACAAATCAACCGCAACGAGCCGTTATATTTCATTCGGTTTATTACCGATAAGCCCGTAGTGCTTAAACGATTCAATATGACCCCAAAGTTACTTGACATACTTGAGAACGTATTCATGGTAAAGAACTCTCAGGCTACGTTCTACACAAAGATGGAGAACTATTACCGATTGTTTGAAGAAAGGCGGTTACGCAAAACGATATTGTCTGAAATAAAAAACAATTTGGAGTCGTAGCATGGACTTAGAAATAGTAGAAAATGCGCTACCCCCAAGTTTGCCGCAAGAAATAAAAGATTATTCTTTTACAGTAAGAACGTACCGCACAAATCTAACAAGCTGGAATCCTAATTTAGTGTCTAGTAGCGGAACCATACTGTTGTATGACCTGCAAGACGAGATGTTAGAGAAAGTTAAAGCCGCGACTTTAAATGTTATTGGTGGGCAATATGCAGACAACCCTTGGTCGGTAATATACACGCTTGGAAGCAGAATGAGTTGGTTGCCTTGGCATGAAGATTCAAACCATCTACGGTCTATGACAATATATCTTAACCAAGAGTGGAGTGAAGATTACGCTGGGTATTTGCTGTACAAGGATGAAGAACATAATGTACGCGCGGTCTTGCCGACTTTTAATCGTGGTGTGGTGTTTACACCCCCTGTAAGCCATTGCACCGTAATGCCAAACTTACATGCACCGCTACGCGAATCGCTTCAGATATTTGTAAATAAGAAAAGAGATTCGGCATGAGTGATTTACCAAGCGGACATGAGCGCCTAACCGACCGCAAGGAACGTGAGTCGCTGGACAGAAAAGTCGACATCGTGCTTAGCGTGTCGGGGCAGGGAGATGAGCAATTGAACGTGCTTATCAATTCGTTGGCACGTGTAACACTTGCTTATGAAGTAGAGATGGCTAGTGTCATGCAAACTTTATGTACCTGCTATCTAGAAAATTTACGGGTTATAAAAGAGCAACGTCGTAGATACGAAGAAGGAGATGATTATGATGAATGATTTACCTAAGCCGCGCGCTAGGGTTTGGCTGAATGCCGTAGACATGGTGGAAGGTTTTATTTGGTGGTTTCTTACCGCCATCAAGTTTATTTTGGCAGTTGGCATTTTTGCATTTTGTGTTGGATATTTATACCAAATTGGAGGGTTCCTTTGACAGCTACAGCGACAGCGTTTTTCCCATGCCCTGAGTGTGGCAAGTTAGCTAAGTGTTTGGAAGTGCGTAAGCGCCCAAGCGAAAAAGATATGTGGAAATATCGCAGATACGAATGCTCAAGTGAGCACAAGTTTTCTACACAAGAACGCGTTTACAAACCCAAGCGCGGTGACAACCAATTCACAGAAAGGGGCAACGACCATGCCGACTGATGAGGAGTTCAGGGAGTTGGATTTACTTTTAGGAGACGCAAGAAATGAAAACAGAATCTTACGACACCGACTGGATAAAGCCTTGGATGAGGCCGTGCGACTACGACAAGCACTGGAAGGCATCCTCGCCTTATCCTACGAATCCATTTATCCGCGTGAACCCCAAAGAGCTAGTGAAGGCCCACCGCCAGTGGGAGAAGCAGCAACAGAAATCGGGGCAGACTAATCTCGACCAATTTGAGGAGGCAAAATTTTGAGTTATGACCCCTGAGAAAAAAGTTAAGGTCAAAGTCGTCGCCATGCTCAAGGCGGCAGGCGTGTATTGGTTCTACCCAGTGATGGGTGGATACGGGTCATCAGGAGTGCCTGATATCGTCGGATGTTGCAACGGCAGATTTTTTGCTGTAGAGTGCAAGTCCGGCGGTAACAAGCCGACTGCGCTTCAGTTGAAAAACTTGGCGCAGATCCAAGAGAGCGGGGGTTACACCCTCGTCGTCAATGAGCAGAATCTCGATTCTGTCGGGGAACTGCTCGCTTTTTTAGAGAAGGAGGATCCCTATGGGTTCCATGCAAGACGAAATGGCTAAGGTGGTAGCCAGTTGGGAAGCGCCAACAAATGACCAACCATCAACCCAACCCACGGAGAACAACGCCATGCAAGAAACTGCTGGTACCGACAGCCTTACCCTTTGGTGTTTGGCTACAGTCAAAGAAAAAAGCCACGTCACGGGCATTGAGTTTACGCACCTGTTTACCGCTGCGTTTCCCGAAAAAGCCAAACGCAACCAAGGGCAAATTTCTGCTTGCTTAAATACTTTGTTTAAACAAGGTAGGCTAAATCGGGTACCAACAATTGGTAAATCTATCGACGGGCGCGACTGCGGGACGTATGCCTATTACCTCGCACCGGAAGATCAAGCCGCTAAAGTAAAGGCTGAGCGCAAAGCCAAGCGCCTGAAGGCTAAAAACAAATCCAAGCGCGGGATGCATCCCAACAGCTTGGAGAATTTGAAGAATAGCCCATTGCGCCAGCGTAAGGTTAATGAAGCGCAAGTCGAGTTGCCGCTCGTGCCACGTGCTGAGGTTCCTGCGCCAGCTAAGGGTGTATCGGTAAAAGCCGCGATTACTTTAAGCATCAACGGCAATGACATTGCCCTGAGTTTGGCTGAAGCCAAGCGGGTGCACGAAGAGTTGTCGTCGGTATTTGCTGGATGAATTTACTGACGCTTGACTTTGAGACCTACTACTCTGCCGATTTCAGTCTTACCAAGCTAACCACTGAGGAGTACATCCGCGACCCACGGTTTGAAATAATCGGGGTTGCGGTTAAGCGGGGCGAAGAAAAAACCCGATTCTTTTCGGGTACGCACGAAGCCCTGCGCTCCAAACTGGTTGCTGAGTATGACTGGGCAGATAGTATGGTCGTGGCGCACAACGCCATGTTCGACGCTGCCATATTGAACTGGGTGCTGGATATCCGACCCAAGGCAATCGCTGACACGTTGAGCATGGCGCGCGCCGTTCACGGTATTGAGGTCGGCAACAGCCTTGCCAAGTTGTCGGCGTACTATGAGCTGGGCGAGAAAGGCACCGAGGTGGTCAATGCCAAGGGGCTACGCCGCGATGATTTTCCCGTTGAGCAGCTTAAAGCCTACGCCCGCTATTGCGTGCAGGATGTCGACCTCACATACCAATTGTTTCTAACGTTACTACCGAACTTCAAGAAATCGGAGCTGCGCCTGATTGACACAACCATCAGGATGTTTACAGAGCCGGTTTTGGAGCTGGACACGTCGCTGGTCACAGAGCACCTTGCCAATGTCCGTGAGCGCAAAGCCAAACTGCTTGAGGATGCTGGGGCGACCCGGGACGACCTGATGAGCAACCCGAAGTTTGCTGAGCTGCTACGTAATTTTGGGGTTGAGCCGCCGACCAAGATTAGCCCAACCACCGGCAAAGAAACGCTGGCGCTGGCTAAAAATGATGAGGAGTTCAAGGCGCTGGCTGAACACCCCGATGACCGAGTGCAGGCGCTTGTGGCTGCGCGGCTGGGTAATAAGACCACGCTGGAGGAAACCCGTGCCGAGCGGTTCCTTGGGATCGCCAGCCGAGGACTGATACCAGTTCCCCTCTCTTATTACGCGGCGCACACCGGGCGCTGGGGCGGTGCTGACAAACTGAACTTTCAGAACTTGCCGTCGCGTGGCGAGAACGCCAACAAGCTGAAGCTGTCAATACTGGCACCCAAGGGGCACGTGATTATCGACTCTGATTCATCTCAGATTGAGGCACGTGTGCTGGCGTGGTTCGCGGGGCAGGATGATCTGGTGGCTGCGTTTGCCGCACAGGAAGATGTTTACAAGAAGATGGCATCAGCCATTTACGGCAAAGACGAAGCCGACATCGACACGGGTGAGCGGTTCGTGGGTAAGACCACGATTCTTGGCAGTGGCTACGGGATGGGTGCTGCTAAGTTCCAAGCACAGCTAAAGATGTTTGGTGTTGATATTGATGCCAATGAAGCGCAGCGGATTGTAGATGTGTACCGTAGTACTTACCCCAAAATACCTGAACTGTGGTGGGCTGGGTCTTCACTGATCGAGTCCATGAGCAAGAAGAAATATAAGAAGTGGGGGCGTGACGGTGTGATTTCGGTCGATGCCGGAGGCATACTGCTCCCCAATGGGTTGTACCAACGGTACCCCGAGTTAAAGCGGATGAAAGATGATAATGGCAAGCTACAGTACGTGTACAAGTCACGTCGTGGGTTTACAAAAATCTACGGTGGTAAGCTAACTGAAAACATCTGTCAGGCGCTGGCTCGGTGTATCATCGGTGAGCAAATGCTGAGAATCAGCAAACGCTACAAAGTCGTGCTTACGGTTCACGATGCTGTGGCTTGCATTGCCCCTGAAGCGCAAGCCGAAGAGGCTATGGCGTATGTCATGGAGTGCATGCGCTACGTGCCCGACTGGGCTGAGGGAATACCACTTAACTGCGAGGCTGGATATGGTCGTTCATACGGAGATTGTTGATTACGCGAAGCCCACGATGGAGGCTGAGAAAAACCTAAGACTAATGCACGAAGCGATGCTGAATAAGGACTACCAAGTAGCCCAACATTTTGCGGTAGAGGCTATCGTAAGTACCAAAATTGCGTTAAACTCCATAAAAATCGCTGAGGAAGACGCGCAAAAATGACCGTCCCGGCTTGGAGTTACTCCAGCATTACGCTTTTTGATCAATGCCCGAGGAAGTATTACCACCTGCGGGTAGCCAAAGACATCGTTGAACCCCCCAGCGAGGCGATGATGTATGGCACGGACGTTCACAAAGCGGCTGAGGACTTCATTCGGGATGGCACCCCACTGCCCGGTAAGTACGCATACATGCTCCCCATGCTGGAGAAGTTGCAGAAAATCCCGGGCGAATTCTTGTGTGAACAGAAAATGGGGCTAAAAAAGGTCGACGGACGTTTGGCCCCCTGTGGTTTCTTTGATAAAGATGTTTGGTTCCGTGGTATCGCGGACTTGCTTATAATTGATAGGGATAAAGAAGAAGCCCGTATAATTGATTATAAGACAGGCAAGAGTAGTAGATACGCGGATACGAAGCAGCTGGCGCTGATGGCAGCTTGCGTGTTCACCCACTTTCCGGAAGTCAAGCGCATCAAAGCTGGCTTACTGTTCGTGGTGGCAGAGAGCTTTATCAAAGCGGATTTTGAAGCCGATACTGGCTTGCGTATTTTCTCAGAGCTTGATAACCTGCTGGTTTCACGTGAAACCGCCTACGAAACGGGCGTGTTTAACCCCAAGCAGAATTTCACTTGTAGTAAGTGGTGCCCGGTGCTAAGCTGCGACCACAATGGTAGGAGCCAATAATGCCGTACAAGAACCCTGCCGACCGCAAAAAGCAGGTTAACAAGCCCGTGGGTAGCGACGCCTTTAAGCGTCGCATGGAGCGACAACGCGCCCGTAGGGCAATGGACAAAACCGGTGCCGACAAGAACGGCAACGGCAAAGCGGATGCCCGTGAGGGTAAAGACATTGACCACAAGAAGCCGCTCTCCAAGGGTGGCACCAACAGCAAGAAAAACCTGCGGGTGGTCAGTCGAAGCAACAACCGATCATTCCCACGCAACCGGGACGGGTCGGTAAAAAAGAATGTGTAGTGTTTGGTTCGTTCTACTACACAAGGTGCCTGTAAAGTAAGGTGTGAGTGATAGCAGGCATCGGGGATTTTCGTTCATGATTTTGCCCCCATAACCGCACCAGTTAAGACCCCGCGCCTCCTTTTAGTGGGTTGGCTTAACGGACAGCCGGGAAAGACCGGCAACCTCTGAACACAGACCGTGTTTGGAGTGCATAACTATTGGAGCGAGGATGGAGATTATTGACAACAAGGCATTGCTGCTGACGGTGCGAAACCCTGATCGCATCACCACGGTGATACCTAAAAGCAAAGTTTTGGAGAACGATTCAGGGGTAGCCAAGGTGCTGGTTCATTGGGGGCACGAGGAATCTATCGTGCTTAAAAACCTTGGCATCAAAGCCCCATCACCCATATCGGGTAGGTACAGCTGGCCCGGACTATACAAACCGTTTGGCCACCAAAAAGTTACCTCAGAATTTCTCACCATGCACAAGCGGGCGTTTTGCTTCAACGAGCAAGGCACCGGTAAAACTGCCTCAGTAATATGGGCGGCGGATTATCTGATGCGCTTGGGGATAATCAAGCGTGTGCTGGTGATATGTACCCTGTCGGTCATGGACTCAGCATGGCGCAAGGACTTGTTCACATTTGCAATGCACCGCACGGTTGATATTGCACACGGCAAAGCTGAGAAGCGCCGCAACATCGTGGCTGGCCCCAGCGAGTTCGTCATCATTAACTACGACGGGGTAGAAATCGTCTCGGATGTAATCGCCGAAGGCGGCTTTGATTTGATTGTGGTCGACGAAGCCAACGCCTACAAAAACGTGCAAACCAAACGCTGGAAGGTGCTGAACCGGCTGATCCAACCCGACACTTGGTTGTGGATGTTGACGGGTACCCCGGCATCGCAGTCGCCCACCGACGCCTACGGGCTGGCTAAATTAGTTAACCCCACAGGTGTACCAAAATTCTTTGGGGCATTCCGCGATAAGGTGATGCACAAGGTGACCCAATTTAAGTGGGTTCCGAAGCCCGATTCTGAGCACACCGTCTATAACGCGCTACAACCGGCTATACGCTACACAAAAGAGGAGTGCCTAGATTTACCTGACATGACAATTACAACGAGGGATGTACCTCTCACACCACAACAAATTAAATATTACGAGCTACTCAGAAAACAGCTGATTGTCCAAGCTGCTGGCGAAGAAATCACGACGGTAAACGCAGCTGCAAACCTGAACAAACTGCTCCAGTTGTCGGGCGGTGCGGTGTATTCGGACACCGGTGAGATTATTCAGTTCGATGCCAGCAACCGGCTGTCGGTACTACGTGAGGTCATAGAAGAATCAAGCCACAAGGTGCTGGTGTTTGTGCCGTACCGCCACGCCATTGAGGTTGTATCTGAGGACTTACGCAAGCACGGGTACTCCACGGCGGTTATCCACGGCGGCATATCTGCATCCAAACGAGCCGAGATATTTGAGCGGTTCCAAACCACAGATAGCCCACGGGTGCTGGTGATTCAACCACAGGCGGCATCGCACGGCGTTACGCTACACGCGGCAAACACAATCGTGTACTGGAGCCCAGTGATGTCGGTAGAAACCTACCTGCAATGTAACGCGCGTGTGCACCGTGCTGGGCAGAAGAACCCGTCCACCGTGGTGAACTTGCAGGGCAGTGCCGTTGAGCGGCGCATGTACAAAATGCTTTCAGATAAGGTCGACATCCATAACCGGATGATTGATCTTTATAGCGAATTACTAGAATAGTGGTACTTGACAATGTTAAAAATCAATGTACCATTTGGTTCGGAGTGTCAGTAATGGAGATCAAAAATGAGCGAAGATATTTCAGTTGACAGACTTGTCTCTGCGTACGTCAAGATGCGTGATAAGCGTTCGGCGCTGTTGCGTGACTACGAAGAGCAAGATGGGGCAATCAAAGAACAAATGGCTGCGGTCGAGAGCAAACTGCTTGAGATTTGTAAGTCGCTTGGCGCTGATAGCCTCAAAACCCAGCACGGCACGGTGATGCGTAACGTCAAAACGTATTACTGGACTAATGACTGGGAATCCATGCACCGTTTTATTGTGGACAACGACATGCCGCAGCTATTGGAGCGACGCATAAGTCAGAACACGATGAAGCAGCTGCTGGAGGAGAACCCCGACGCCATGCCCAAGGGGGTTAACGTCGATAGCCGTTACTCAGTAACCATAAGGAGAGCATCCCGTGGATGAAACTTTTACCGTTGTGGAGGTCGCAAAGTTGCTGCGCGTTTCACGTCAGACGGTGTACATCATGATTCGCAACAACAAAATGCCGCACTTTCGGGTCGGCAACAAGGTACGCGTCAAGCGCTCTGATCTAGAAGCTATGATGAATACCACCATTTCAACCACCCCCGAAGTAAACCCCGATCAACTTGAGATCGAACTTCCAACTCAGGAGTAAGCCAACATGGCAAATGACATGACTCTTTTCAGCAAAGGTGACGTTGCAATTCCCGCGCACCTGAAGAACCTTGAACTGGACGAAACCACTAAGTCCTTGATGGGTGGTGCCGGTAGCGGCATGAAGCGTATCTCGATCCGGGGTGGCACGTTCCGCATGATGGTCGACGGCAAAGAGGTTGCTCAAAACGAAGATCGCGCTATGAACGTGGTTATCGTGGCGGCAAACCCCAACGTGTCGCGTCAGTATTACGAAGGCACCTACGCCGAAGGCGAGAAGGTTGCACCGGCATGCTGGTCGAACGATGGCATCACCCCCGACACCCGTGTTGAGGAGCCGCAGTCCGACAAGTGCGCTACCTGCAAGCAGAACATCAAGGGTTCAGGGCAGGGCGAATCTCGGGCTTGCCGCTACCAGCAACGCCTAGCAGTTGCGCTTGAGAACGACATCGGCGGTGGGGTGTACCAGCTTACGCTGCCTGCCACGTCAATCTTTGGTGCAGCAGAAGGCGGCAAAATGCCGTTGCAAGCGTATGCTAAGTTCTTGGGTGGGCACAATCTGCCAATCACGGTGG